TAATGCATACACAGCAGGATTAATTTGTACCATTCTTGTTTTAATAAATAATGAATGTGCAGTAATGTGTGCATCATGATCTTGTTCTGGAAAAGCAGTTGGCATTTTCATTTGTAATGCTTCCATGTTTTCAATAGCAGGATCTTTTGGAATCTTTAAAGGTTCTGGTTTTAATAACTCTTCTATGTTTTGAGTTCCTAATGCTGTGTACACTCTTCTGTAAGCTTCTCTAATGTCATGTAATTCTGGAGCTGACATTGCAATCTTTAATGTTTCATTAGCAAGGGTAACTCTTTGTGATAATGAAAATACATTTGGATCTGCAACTGGAATAACATCTACTCTGTCGTCAAAGTCAGTAAGTTTTACAAAACGATCTCCACCATAAACTGCATATGGATATACAGGAGGTAAGTACGTTGCAAATATTTTATGTAACAATCTAAATTCAGTTCTCATAGAATAATAACATCGCTTATGAATAGCGGACATTACTCTTGAACCTCTTTCTAATAATGCAATGGTTGTACCAACCGCTGCTTGTTGATTACCATCTCCAACCTGAATATCGGCTATAGCTGCAAATCTTTGTCCAGCTTCAACACAAAAGCCCATTAATTGATAAAGGACCGCACTTGGTTCTTTAAATGGAAGTAATTGAAATTGATCTTTAATGTTTCCGCCTGGTGCATCTACATCTCTAAACTCACCTGGTTGAAATGGTTGATCATCATCTCTAATTCTTAAACCTCTTGCTTTAAATCCAGCTGGTAAATTTGCTAACGTTCCAGCATCTAACAGTTGTCTTAGTGCTTGAGTAGCTGATCTAGATAATCCACCAATCATATGGATTAAACCAAAACCATAGAATCCTAAACCTGGTAAAAATTTAAAGTGTACAAAATAATCTTTTCTAATCTTTAATGGATCCTTCTCATCATAGTTTCTATAGATAGATAGAATCTTTTGAGAACCTTCATCAAGAGTTACAATATATGGAATTTTAATATTTTTATTTTTATCATTAGATGTCTTTTCAAATTCCTCTAAATCTAAATCAACATGCATTTCTAAAATATTAAATTGAAAATCTATATTATTGCCTGGTGAACTTGTGCCTTCTAATTCATTATATTTTTTTTGAATATCACTTTCATTAGGATTTGTTTCTTGTAATTCTATATCTCTATAAAAACCAGCTTCCTGCTTTTTACGAATGTCATTCTCTGACATTTTAATAATATGGGTAATTCTTTCACAATCTTTTAAATCTGTTGCATAGTAAGGAACAATTAAATCTTCAGCAGGTACAAATTTAGATACTGCTCTGGCCATCATTTCATCATAATAAATCTTTTTAAATGCAGATCCTGCAAGTGGTAAATAAAATAATAACTGATCAAACTCTGGAGTATATTCTTCCATCTTCTCCATTAACATGTAATTCATAAAATCTTCTACACGTTGAGCTTGATTCTCAATCTCTTGATTATCTTCTCCTATAACTTGAGTTCTTACGGGTCCTGATGCTGGTAATAATTCTTTATAAGCTTGTGCTTGAAATTGTGTAACCGCTTCTGCAAGTAATGGATGAGTTACACCCGATGCTCCTTGAAAAGGTCTTGTTTGATCTCTGTATCTAAATCCTAATAAATCTAATCCGCTTACATATCCTTGTTCCCAGTCTTGTCTAGATTCTTTGTCTCTTTTGTAATCACTTAATAGTGTATAAGAAATTTTACTTAAAACTCTATCATCCATATCTTCTGCAAGATTACGATAGAAATCTTCTTTAGGTTCCTCCATTACAGGAACTTCTTGTCCTTCTATTTGAACTTCAACAGGTTCTGCGGGTACAGACATATCTGTTTGTACAACGGAAGGATCTATTTCTCCTATTGGACTATTATCTTCAATTGCCATACAAATCTTTTATATTAAATTACATTAATGTAAAGTTAATACATTTTAGTTTTTTTACGTCTATCACTCATTACTTTGCCACAACCTTTAGCGATAAACTTACCTTTAGCCGCCCCCATATAATTTAAATGGGGTTGATCCATTAAGCCACCATCTTGTTGATGTTCTACTGGATTGTATTCTCTAGTTGAGTCTTCTGGAAATAGTCTAGCATATTTTTCAGCATCTATTTCTTCTTGTCTTACTTTTTTATAATTCTCTTCTAATTTTTTTTCAGACTCAAGAAATTTTTTTTGTCTTGCTCGTTCTGCTTTATAATATTTTTCACCAGGCATGATTATAGTAGTTTAGCTTTTCTAACTCCTTTAATGGCTGCTCCAGAACCACGGACCATGCCGCCTTTGCTTTTCATCTCTATACCCATTCCTTTTTCAGTAACACCATCACTCATCATTCCACCACCCATAGCTTTTTTTGGTTTAGACATACCTGCTTCAGATAATGCAATAGCAATTGCTTGTTTAGGATTTTTTACAACTGGTCCTTTTTTACCAGAATGTAATTTACCAGCTTTAAATTCTCTCATGACTTTACCAACTTTCTTTTGGCCTTTAGTCATTCCGCCTTTAGCTCTTTCTAAATATTCTTTTCCTGGTTCAAGAGCTTCGTCTTCAAGACCCATACCAGCCATAGATGGCATTTGTTCTTCAACATATTCTCTTTCTTTTTCTGAAATATTACCTTTAAAATCTTTTGCACGATCAGAAATTTCTTTAATTTTTCTTTTAAATATATCTTGTTCTCTTCTTTGTTTTGGTGTCATAATTATCTCCTAATAATATTTGTATTCTTTTGGTGGACGCTCTTCTTCCACATAATCCATATATGTACTAACAAAGCTTCCTTGTCGGTATCTTAACACGGCTTGCGTAGTACTGTCCACATAATCGTCATATTGTCCGTGGGGAAATGCAGCACATTCCTCAATAACATCCATGGCAAACTTTTCACCTTCTGGATAATAAACATTACCAGCTTCAAATACAGGGGCACATGAATTAATCCTAGTAAACTTATCATTTCCCTTATTAGGACTGAAATCTACGGCAGGAATACCTGCTCGTCTAAACTCCTGTAGTAATGGCTGACCAGAAGCTTTGGCCTCAATAAGAACTGTTTCCGGTTCCCAATACTTGTACTGTTCAAAAGCTATGTTCTTTAATTCTGGAAAATCAAACTTACCTTTAATCGCATCTAATAATATCATTGCATAAGGCTGATCTTCCTTGGGTTGAAATATACCCCATGTAGTAATAGCAGAATAATCGGCGGTTTCCTTTTTACTAAACGCCGTGTCATAACTTTGTATAACATGATGTAGATTTGGTATATCTTCGTACTTCCAAGGTCTCCACCATTCTCGTTTAATAATAGCTCCTTCTTCAGATGTAGGGTTCTGCATATATTGAGCAGACCAGTTTCTAATACTTAATGAAGCTTTTACTTTTTCTAATTCTTCTAGGTTCCAATACTCTGGCCAAACTGGTTTCCCTGAATCTAAAATTGCTGGAAATGAAATTAACTTCCACTTGTCTGCTTTAGGTTCTGTCTGAGCCTTGATTAATCTACCAGTCAAATCATCTTCAGCCCACCTAGTCATAACTAACAATATGGAACCACCTGGTTGTAAACGCTGTCTGGGTCCTGATAAATACCATTCATATGTCCTCTCCATTGCAGTATTTGATAATGAGTCTTGTTCTGTATGTGGATCGTCAATAATTAATAAATCCGCACCACGACCTGTAATGGAACCACCAACACCTGCAGCATAATACTCACCGCCGTGATTTGTTTCCCAACGACCTTTTGCTTTAGAATCTTCTCTGAGCCTTACATCACCAAAGATTTGTTTATACTGTGGTGAATCAATCAAGTTACGAACCTTACTACCAAATCTTCCAGATAATTCTGCATTGTGGGATACCTGCATTAATTTCATCTTAGGATACTTCCCTATAATCCATGCAGGAAAATAGATTGAAGCAAACTCAGATTTAGTATGTCTAGGTGGCATGTTGATAATGAGCCTCCCTTTTTTGTTACTTGCTATCTTAGTGAATTCATTTGCAATTATCTGGTGATGTCCCCAACGGGTCCTGTCAGTTTCTTTACGAAAAATAAAATCTGGCCACATCTCTCTGACAAAATATAAAAAATTATCCTGGCACAGCTTGATATGTTGGATCCATGCACGCTCAACTTTCTCCCTTAGCTGTTCAGTAGTTAACAGGTCAACATTAGAAATATTAGGTTCCATAACAAAATTAACTGTACTGTATGTATAAGTCCTGCACAATAGCACCTCGGAAAGCTACTCTTTTTTTAAAAAATTCCCTTAAAAGTTGCATTAAAAAACTTTTATTGTTGCTTGGGTATTGAGCCTCAACTGTAGGTTGCACGGCTCTAGGCTCAAGTATGCTAGGTTATATAACAATATATTATAAGTGATAAGTAAAGATTATCGGAATTAAACTAATGTTAACAATGTTTTTTGGCGACCCACTCAAGTACGTTAGCCACGCCCGTGACGCTGTAGTCTACGCTCAATTCCTCAGTCACCACGTTGCACGGGTCAACCCTATACAGTTTAAGCACTCGATGCTCGAGGGGCTTATTGAGGATATAAGCAACACCCCCCGCTTTGCTGTGCTTTAATATCCAATTGATTTGGTACTTTGAAACGTTGCAATTTTTTAGATTGTTAGCTT